GTACTTGCCGTCACCACCCGTGCCGGTAGAGAGAGCGAGGACGGTGCCGCGCTTGATGGTGCCGGCAGCGCCGAGCTTTCTCAGGGTGACGTGGAACACGTCGGTCGAGGGGTTCGCACCGTTGATGAGCTCATCGTATGCGACGGAGCCGATGGTTTCGTTGAGTTTCTTGCTCATTACTTCTTACCTCCAGAGATAGATTTGTAGGTGTTGACGATAGCGTCCACCTTGGCCTTGTCGTCGCTCTCGCTGCCTTCTTCGCCGCCGTTAGGGGCAGCGCCCACGCCGGCAGCGCCAGAGTCCTTGGCGTCAGCCTTGACGTCTGCGAGATGCTTGGTGCCGAGTGCGGCCTGCTTCTGCATGGCCTTCAGCGCGAGCTGCTCGGCAGTGCAGGGGGTTTCGCCATACTTGGCGTCGTGGACGAGCTGAGCGTCGCCCACGCTGGCCTCGATGCTCTCGATGGCCTGAAGGCGGGCGCGTTCTGCTGCGATCGCCTCCGTTCTGGCAGTCTCGGCGGCCTGCTGCTCGATCTGAGCCACGAGGTCGGGATGCTGCGCTCTCATTTCTTCGAGGGTCATGGTTTTGTTTTCCTCCTTCTTTGTGGCCGCCGCTTTGGGCTGGCCCTTTTTATTTCCAGCCGCGGAGGCGGCGTGGATGCTGTTGTTGACCGGGATCGCCCCGGGGATGTTTCTGAAGGCGCCGACGTCGTGACGGATGCCTGCGACGAGGAGCACCTTCTTGTCTGCGCTCACGGTGGCGGCAGGGCCGTCATCCTCGAGCAGGGTGTTGGCGAAGCCGTTGTCGACGGCCTCCTGACCCACCATCCACGTCTCGCGGGTCATCATGCTGCGGAGCTGCTCGACCGCGATGCCGGTTTTGGCGTGGTAGATCTCAGCGATGGCTCTCTCGCTGGCGTCGAAGTCCTTCTGGAGCTTCTTCAGGTCTGCGAGGGTGTAGTAGTCGTACAGCATACCGCTGACGCCGTGGATCATGACCATGCTGCCGGGGTAGACCTGCACGTCGTCGCCGGCGCACATGATGACGCTTGCGGCCGATGCCGCGATGCCCTCCACGATGACGGTCTTGGTGCCTTCGAGGCCCTTGATCGCGTTGTGGATCGCGATGCCGGTGTAGAGGTCGCCGCCGCAGCTATTGATCTTGATGGTGATGTTGCTCTTGCCCTTGACCGCTTCCAGATCCTCGAGGAAGCCCTCGGGGGTGATGAACAGACCGGCCACAGGCTCGCCCGTCCACCAGTCAGTAGGCTGGCGGCTCATGACGTCGCCATAGAGCACGATCTCGCCGGTGTCGTCGCCGGTGCTGGCGATGTTCCAGAACTTCGTGACCTTGGCTCCGGCAGGAGAGGCGGGAGCAGGCCCGGCATAGAGCCGGGGTGCGCTATTTGGTCTCATGTTGTTCTCCTTCCTTGGTGATAGATCTGACCGCCTCAGCGATGACCGCGGCGCGGATCTCTGCCGAGAGGGTCGTGCCGGAGGCAGTGCCGTCGCCCGTCTGGCCCTGCGCCTCCCTGAGTTTTTCGTTTTCTCGGGCGATCTGCTCGACGTTGGCGTCCCACTGGCCGCCGTTGAGTCTGATGGTCGCCTGTTCTCTGGTCGTGATGCCTTCGCCGATCGCGAGGATCTCGGCCGTGATCTCCTTTGTCGGATCGAGCTGTCCCTGAGACGGGCCGATCCATTCGGCGCCGAGGTATGCGGCGCGGATCGCGGGGTCGCTGAAAAAGCCCGGGGCGATGATGCGGCCGCGCGCTACGGCCTCGGCCATCCAGATCTCATAGATCGGAGCGCAGAAGTCGTTGACAAACCACTCGCGGCGCATTTTGAAGGCTTTCCACGCCTCCAGCATCGCTGCGCGGCTCGCGCTGTACGAGCTGTTGAAGGCTTTCAGCAGCAGGTCGGCCGGGATCTCGAGGGCTGCGCCCACCTGCTCGCAGATCGCACGCAGGAAGGCGTTGAAGCCGCTGGCCGGACGCTTGGGATCCGCGAAGGTTACGTCCTCGCCGGGCTCCATGATGTTGATCTGGCCGGGGCCCATTTCGTACTCATTGGGATCGCGGCTGACCTCCGGCAGCGAGCTCCCCACCTCGTTGAATGGGTTGTCGCTCGAGCCGGCTTCGGTTTTGATGAAGGCGGTGAAGAACGACTCGACGATGGCAGCAGTCAGCTCGCTCTCGGTGTAGCGTCTGAGTTGAAGCAGCGGCTCGATGGCCTGCGCCAGATAGCTGACGCCGCGGTACTGATCCGGGCGCTCGCTGTCCATGATGTGCAGGATGTTCGGAAGGCCGGTGCGGTCTCCGTATGCTTTCACCCGGGCCCACTTGGTCGACGCTGTGCCGAGCTCGAGGGGGTAGGTGCTGCGGATGTGGTACGCCTCGATCATGCCGCTGCCATTCACTTCGACGCCGTCGTAGATGGTGTTGCCGTTGGCAGCCTTGCCGGTTGTCGTCAGCAGCGGGGTGATGACGCCGGAGTCTGTCGGCGTTGCCACGCGGTCGGCTTCGACGAGATGGATGCGCAGAGAGTACGGCATGAGGTCGGTCGGGTCGTACTGCTTGACGACTGCGAACACATCGCCGCTCACCAGCCACGAAGCGAGCGCGAGCTGCTGCATAGAGTAGAAGTTGTTGACGCCGGTGGCGTCGCAGGCAGCCTTCCGGCTGGCCCACATGGAGAACTCCCGCTCTGTCTTGGCCTGCCACTCGTCAGCCGCAGCCTGATCCATGCCGAGTGTCACGCGGTCGATGCGGCTCTGGAGCTTCAGGCCGACGCCGATGACGTTGGTGCGGTTGGTCTTGATGGCCGACGTGGCGATGGGCGCGGCCATGTAGAGCATCCTCGCCCTCTGACGCAGCGTCCCGTTGTGGGCGTCGATGTCCTCCTTCGGGCTGCCGCTCATGGCGTTGAAGCCTTTGGTCGATTTCTTGTGCCAGCTCGCGCCGGCGTCGCCATAGCCCTTATTCACAAGGCGAGGGGGGCGGCCACTCAGATCACGAGGCTGCTGTCCACCTTGGGGGCGGCTTCTCTTTTTCTTTTTGCTGATGGTGCTCACCTCCTTTCAGAGAGATGACAGGGCTGCCGAGAGTAAAGGAGCGAAAACTCCCGGTAGCTCTGCCTATGAAAAAAGCCCCGAAGGGCTTCTTTCCGTGTTTACCAGTCCCGAGGGACGACGCCGATCGCCTTGCGGGGCCGCTGTCCATTCAGTGCTCCCTCGAGTGCTGCGATCTCGTCCTCGAGCTCTTTGATGGCGGCCCGGATCGTGCTGAGGTCTGTGTTGTACCGTGCCAGATTGCGGGATCCGATGCCGTAGCTCTGGACGCCTCCGTCCAGCATCTCGGCCTCCCGCTTGATATAGAGTGCGAGGCGCTCCCGCTTTGCGGTGAGCTCGATCTCGATGGTCTTGCGTGTTTTCATGCTGTGTCCTCCTTACCAGTCGTCGAAGGCGCTGGACGCCTTGCTGCGTTTTGTGCGCTGTCTTGGCTGCGGCCGCTGCGGCTCTGGCTCTGCGAGCCCTTTCAGCCGGCGCTCGACCGCGTCCATGTCGGGGTTGATGATCTTCAGGCCGGCCATCGCGTAGTCGCGGCAGTCGAGGGGCTCGTTGCGAGCGTGCCCCGGCAGCTTGACCCACGCCCACTGGTCGCCGCGCTTGGTGCGCGTGAGCTCCAGCTTCTCGGAGAGCAGACCGTTGAAGAAGTTGAGATCATAGCCGGCGTCCGGGTGCCGGTTGAAATGGCAATAGCGCGGCCCGGGCTCCTGCACTTTGATGTTGCTCATGATGGCAGCCTTGCCGGCGTCGACGCCGATGGTGTAGAGCCAGCAGGTGATCTTCTTATTGTCGCGGATCGCGACCCTTGTGGGCGGGCTGACGTATGGGATCCCGTCGCCGCCCTTGCCCTTGATAGCAAACACTCGCTTGCCTTGGCGGGCTCGGCAGGCTTCATAGACCTCTTGCGTGAAGTGGCCGCCGGAGTCGACGCAGGTGATGGAGATCTTCAGCCCGCGGCCGCTCTTGAAGGTGTAAACGTGATCGACGACGTCGTCGAGCCGTTGCCAGACCTCCGGGGTGTCTGGTCGGCCCATGATGACGCCCTTGACTATGCCCCACGTCTCACCATAGTGGCCGTGACCGACTACCTCGTACTCGAGGCGGTTGTCCTGCGTGTCGACGCCGCAGGTGAGCACCAGCACGCCATCGGGCAGCTCCACAGGGGCGCCATCTTGGCGTGTGCCGTAGTCCTCGCGTCGGGCGAGCATGGTGTCCTCGTCGGCGAGGTCGCCGCGATCCTCCCACAGCTTGCCGAGCAGCGTGTTGTAGACTACCTTGAGGCGCTGCGGGTCATCCTTGGCCTCGAGGAACTTGAGGACGATCTTGCTCCACGGCGTCCACGGGCTCGAGAAGGCGTTGAGCCAGAAGGATCTCACGCCTTTGGCGTAGGCGTCAGGGTTGTCCGCGATCCACTCGGCAGGCTGCCGGCGCATTGTCTCCTCAGAGATCACGCAGCCGCAGCCCGGGCAGATCCACGAGACTTCGCCCTTGAGCTTCCACGACTTTTTCCCGCGGATCCTCGTCACCTCCGGCTCGAAGCGGATGTTGTCGAAGTCGATCTCGTGATACTCGCCGCACTCAGGGCAGAGATGGCACCAGCGCTCTTGGGTGCCGGAGTAGAAGCTGGTCTCGATGTTGCTGTTACCTTTGATGGTCGGGGTGGAGACCTCGACCGCTTTGGCGTTGTAGTAGGTAGCCTGTCTGGCCTCGGCCAGCGCCCACGGGTCGCCCTCGGTACCGGCGCTCGTGGCCCATCGGTCACGCTCGTCGCCTATGATGTAGCGGGCCGGTGTAGATGCAAGCGCGGAGGCGCTGTTGGAGCCCGTCAGGGTCAGCATACCGCCGGGGAAGGATTTCTGGAGGATCGTGTTGCCGCTGTCCTTCGCCTTTACGTCGTGGACTTTAGCCTTCAGGCGTTTGCTGTCGCGGATCATCGGAGCGACGCGCAGGCGGCTGAACTTTCTGGCGTCCTCGATGGTCGGGTGGACGTAGAGGATGCTGCCCGGGTCTTGGTCGATGATGTAGCCGATGATGTTGAGCTCGAGCTCAGACTTGCCGACCTGCGATGCTGCGACCATGACGATCTTGCGCACCTTCGGATCCGTGAAGGCTTTCATCGGCTCCTCGAGGTATGGGGTGCGCTTGGTACGCCACGGGCCAGCCTCGGCCGAGCTTTCAGGCGAGAGGCGGCGGTGTCTGTCGGCCCACTCGTCCACGGTCAGGCTCTCGGGCGGCCTGAAGTTTTTCAGGGCTCCCGAGATCGCTGCATTGATCTTGGCGGCGGCTGTCTTAGTCGTCCTCGCCATCGGAGATCTCGCTCCAGCCTTCCCGATCCCTTACCCGCCGCGCATATTCTTCGGGATCGTATTTATAGGCAGCCAGCTCCTCGAGGACTTTGTAGACCTCGGCGCGGATGACCTCGGACGCTTCTGCTGGAGTCTTGACGGCCACTACGTCGACGGCCAGACGGCCCGGCAGGGCCATCAGCATCGAGCGGATCGTGTAGACGAGGTCGGTCATGACCGCCTCGACGTCCTCGCTGCGGTGCATTTTCCCCTCGAGCTCCTTGAGCTGGAGGGCTGCCATGTCAGCTTTGCTTCGCTTCAGATCTGCCTCGGCCTCCAGCTTGCGGCCTTCGGTCTCGGCGTCCTTCTTTGTGGGCTCCCGGCCGTTGGCCTTCTCGGTCAGGTATCTGATGTACTTCTGGATCGTCGCGAGCAGGTCGTAGCGGTTGGCGTTGCCCTGCTTCGTGGCACTGATGATGCCCTCCTGCGTGAGCTGCTGCACTCGGCGGGTAGTGACGCCGAACAGGGCTGCGATGGTCTTGCTGTCGACGAGCTTGGCGCCGGGGGTGCTGTTGTTGTTCGGCATGGCCTCCCTCCTTTCTGAAGTGCTGCCGGTGGCCGTTGGCGAAACGAAACGGCCCGAAAATTTTTCTCTGAGTCTGTGCGTTTTTTGGGCTCGCCAGCACCGCAGGCGTTAGGGGTGCGCCACAGTACCTTCGGCGGCGCAGTGGCCCCGTGGAGCGGCTGTCGTCGCGTCTGCGGCGCGTTTTCTGCCCGGCTGGTGTTGGCGCTCGGGTGGACGGCCCGGGCCGTCTGAGGGGTGTCCTCGTGGCTCTGGCGCGGTCACTTGCCGAGGGCTCGACTGAGGTGATGGTCGAGGCGCTTGGACGTCTCCTCTGTGAGCTTGGTCATGATGGCCTCGTGGGTGCGCTCACTCGTCACCATCTGAGGGACTGAGATGGTGGTGAACTTCTCGATGTTGGTGCGGGTGGGGCTCATTCGCTGGAATGGGATCCAGTTGGTGCCGTCCGCTTTGGCGTTGCCGGTGCCCATCAGAATATTGTGAGAGCGCTGCGAGAAGGGGCCGCCCGGGGTGCGGGTGTTCTTATAGCGGCCGATGACCTGCTTCTTTCCCTTGATGACCTGCATCTTCAGCGTGTAGCTCTTGCCCTTGGGTGGAGCCTTTGGCGTCATGCCGAAGTGGACAGGAGTAAGCAGCCTGCCCTCATAGGTGAAAGCCAGCTCCTCGAAGGTCTCGCCGGTGATCCTCAAAGTGCCGGCCATCTTCTTCGGCTTGGCTCCCTTGCCGCTGGAGGGGGTGATCTCGCCCTTCTTAATGTTGTAGACCTGCACGACCTCGCTGGCGATCCAGCCCGGGGCTCTGGCCTTGACGTCCTTCAGGGTGTTGCTGATGGCCTTCTTCCCGCTATCCTCGATGGCCTTGATGTCCGTGAGGAGCTGCTGGAAGTTTTCGACCTGCGTGGTGATGGTGCTGCGGGGCACGATCTCGCCTCCTTTCTCTGGATATGGAAAAGCCGCCAGAGGGCCGGGCCTTTGGCGGTCTTGGTTTACTGGTGCAGGCGGGGAGACTTGAACTCCCACGACGTCGGGGTCACGAGCTTCTGAGGCTCGCGTGTCTGCCTATTCCACCACGCCTGCGCATAAGAAAAGCCGCCGGGCTTGATGTAGCTCGACGGCTTGGGTCTGTCTCTGGTTTTAATGTGGCCGCCTTTCGGTCGTCTCCCCTGCGCAGGGCCTCCGTCCGGCGGTCTTTTGCATTGTATAGGATAACACGGGCTCTGGGTGCCTTTCAATGCCTTTTGCTCCCCTTTACTACCTCCTGACTGCCTTTTACTTCCCCGGGATCCTCTCGCTCCAGTATGTCAGCCAGATCCAGAAGGGCCCGGCCGTGGATCTTATAGGTGCGGCGCAGGTAGGACTCGGAACGGGTCAGGTAGTCGGGCTCGGTTCCGAACAGAGCGAAGGCGACGTCGTTCCAGTCTGCCCGGTCGAAGTAGCGCAGCCGGATGACGGCACGCTTGTCGGGGTCGTCGATCTGGCGCAGCATGGCCTCGATGGCCCGGTTTTCTTCGCGCTCCTCGGCGTTGAGCTCTTTGATGTGATCCTCGAGCTCGATCTTCTTGGCTGCCTCTACGGCGACGCGGTTGGAGACGCCGCCCTTCGGCCGTGGCATACCTGACAGATCTGGCCCGGGTGGGCTGCCGTAGGTCAGGAGCAGGCGATCGAGGCGCTCGACCTCGTTGTCGATCTCGCGCAGCAGCTTCAGGTACGCGGCGAGCCTGTCTTTGATCCTCTTGGTTTTCGGTTGCTCGTTCATGTTTTCAGGGCGTCACTCCTGCTCACCTCCTTCGTCGTCGGGCTCGAAGATCTCGGCGATGGCTTCCCGTGGGAGCTCCTTGCCTTGACGGACGCAGCGGACGTTGTTATTGCCTGTGATGCGGATGTAGCGCTTCACGATCACATCGGTGAAGGCTGGCGTCAGCTCCATCAGGTACGAGGGCTGCCCGTGTGCCTCGCAGGCGGCCATTGTTGTGCCGGATCCTCCGAAGGGGTCATAGACGCCCGCAGCGAAGTCCGTGTTGTCGACCAGCTTCTCCAGCAGCTCGACGGGTTTCTGTGTTGGGTGCAGCTCATTCCCGGAGCGGGAGACGCTCAGGACGTTGCCGTAGCCTTTGTGGCCGTCGAAGTGCGTGGCGGCTCTGGCTCCGAACAGTATGAGCTCATGCTGCGATCTCCAGCCGACGCCCATGCCCGGCGTGCCCTTGTCCCATACGATCTCGGATTTGACGCCGAAGCCGGCGGCCTCGACCAGATCGAACAGGTACACCCACATTCGCCAGTCGGTGAAGATGTAGGCGTAGAGGCAGGGGATGTCGGTCAGCGCTCCGCGGATCAGGTTTTGGTAGCCGCGGGTGCTGAGGATGTCGTTGGCGATCTTCGGCGCCTTGCCATCTTTTCGCATGGTGCCGATGCTGCCGGTGGACTTCTGCGACTCCTTGGAGCCGCCTGAACAGTAGGGCGGGTCGGTCAGCAGGATCTCCGGCGTCGCTCCGTCCAGAAGCAGCGCTCGATCCTCCGGCCGTGTGCAGTCGCCGCAGAGGACGCGGTGCCGGCCGAGGATCCAGAGGTCGCCGTACTGAGTGACCGGCGCAGCGGGCAGCGGGATCTCCTCGTCGGGGTCGCCCTTCAGCTCCTTCTCGTGGATGGCCTCAGAGAGCGCGGTCACGATATTTCCGTAGTCCTCCTCAGTGTAGCCGGACAGCATGAACGGGATCTCGCCGGTGTCTATGTCCGCAAATACCTCGGCGAGCATCCTGTTGTCGGTGGTGGCGAGCTCGGCGATGCGGTTGTCGGCCGTCAGATCAGCCAGCTCCTCGGCCTCGCTCGCGTAGTTTTGGTAGTCGACCGGCACCTGCTTCAGACCTTCGAGCTCGGCGGCCATGAGACGGCCGTGGCCCTTGACGATCAGGCCGGAGCGTGTGCTGACAGTGATCGGGCCGCGCCAGCCGGTTGCCCGGATGATGTCGCCGAGGGCTTTGATCTGCTCCGGCGGGTGCTGGTTGGGGTTTTTCGGGTTGGGCTGGAGCTCCTTGACGTCGACGATGGCGTCATGGGCGCAAAACACAGGGACGCCGTCGGCCTGCGCCTTCGGCTCCGCTGTTGTCTGGTACTCGTAGATCTCCGGGCCCTGCGGTGCTTGGTGTTTATCGTTTGCCATTGGCAGAGCCTCCTCTCTTGAAGTTGCCGGCCTGCGGGCAGGTGGCCCAGTGCGGCCGGTACCCTGCGTCGGTTGCGTCGGCCCCGCTGACGATCTCGCAGCTCACTACCTCGCCGCGGTTGGTGACGACCTTGTCCTTGCCTCCGGGCACGATCCTATAATAGACCGGCGCCGGATCGCAGGGCATGGACTTCCCGCCCGGGGTCTTGATCCAGAGGATCGGAGCGCCGCAGCCTCGGCAGGTTGACTTAGTCATGGGGCACCTCCTCGAGACGCCCGGCGAGCCGGTGCAGCTTGGCCTCCTCGACCTCGCTGGTGTCGACGCCGTAGATGACGCAGAGCTGGTCGAGCATGATCCTGACGTCTGCGATCTCCTCGACGACGTTCTCGACCGCGGCGGCCAGCTCGGGGCCGGGCTGCGCTCGTCTGGTCTTGCAGATGGCCTTCGTCAGCTCAGCCATCTCCTCGACGGCCATGTCGGCTTGTGCCCGGGTGCCGTAGGTGGTGATCGCACGCTTCAGGAGCGTGCTGCGTTCCTCAGCGGTCATGGCTGGCCCTCCGTTCTGCCTGCTTGAAGTAGGCGATCCGGCGCTTGAGCTCGACGTTGGACTCTCCGGGCTGGCGCTCGAGGCCGTACTTGGCAGCATCGGCGTCCACGGAGGCCGCAGCGGCGTCGGCTCTCTGGTTTTCCTCCACCTGCTGCGCCGTGACCTTCACGACGGCGACCACGAGGACGATCAGGATGATGACGATGGCGATGGCGGTGGGGATCCAGAGCGGAGCCAGTACCCACAGCCAGCTCCAGTCGATGAAGCCGGTGAGCTTCAGGACGATGAAGGCGACGGCCAGCAGGCTCAGGAAGATCCCGCCGCCGGTCGCACTGGTTTTGTTGTCTTTCATGATTTGCCTCCTTTCAGGGTGCAGGCCGTACAAGCGGCCCGCAGGTCGGGCTCGGCTGCGAGGGCCTGCCGGGCGAGATCGCTCTCCCAGCATTCGCTCCCACAGATCGGGCAGGTGACGAGCTTCCAGTCCTCGCGGCCGGGGTCGGGGATGTTTGCCTTCATAGGCAGCGTGAGGATCCCGCCGTCGCCGATCTGGTGTGGCGTGATGGTGAAGCCTTCAGGCTCGTCGGGGATCATGGCGTCGAGGATCTGGTTGTATTTCTCGAAGATGGCAGCCTCAGCAGCTTCCCACTCGGGGCCGTGGCCGGCTTCCTCGCCGACTGCGACGTGGGCCAGCTCGTGAGACAGGAGCTCGGGCGCTGCGCTGATCGGCGCCTCTGCCGAGATGCAGACGACGGGCGTGCTGCCGTCGTCCGGGAATATTGTCACGCCGTAAGCCGGCCGCTGGTCGTCGTCAGTCAGACCGGGGACGAGCTGCGCATAGTATTCGATGCCGGGGTAGAGCTCGTCGAAGGCGAGCGCCACGATGGCGCATGGGTCATTCATGAAGGGTGAGGCCATCGATCCGATCTTCTCGTAGCCCTTCAGGGCGGTGTAGAGCTGCCGCAGCATGGCCCTGAGCTCGTCCTTGTTGATGGCGTTGAGCGTGGGGCCGTTCAGCATCAGGTCGAGCATCTTGTCACTCCAGTCCTGAATTAGATGTGTCTCCTTTGTGAAGCGGTCGAGAGCGCCGGGCTCTGCGTTGACCTTCTTGCGGGTCAGGGGTTTGTATTCGCTCATGGTGTGCTCCTTTCAGTGAAGCCGAGCGGGCCGCAGCCCGCCCGGCCGGATCCTTACTGCATGACGACGACCTTGCTGGCCTCGATCAGATCGGCGAGGTGCGTGTTGAAGTAGTCGGCGATGTTCTTCTTGGCCTCGAGCTTCCAGATGCCGCCGTCAGCCTCGAAGAAGCCGATCCCCTCCTGCGGATCCACGCGGATCAGGAACTCACTCTCAGGCTGTGCGATCTCAAGGAATGTGCGGAAGGGCTGGAGCTGGACGCGAGGCTTGATGTCGACCAGCATATTGAGGCTGACGCCCTGCTTGGCTTCCACCTGCTGCGTGACTCCGTTGTCCCGGGTTGTGACGCTGTTCTCGTCGGTCATTCTGGAGAGCAGGTCGAGCAGGTACGCGGTGCCCTCGTTGGGGATGAACAGACTGCGCAGCTCGATCAGGGCCACTTCGCGGCCTCTGAAGCCCGTGCGCAGGCCGGGCGCGTCTGCTTTGGCCTTGTAGAGCATATTGCGGGAGAAGTCGCCGAGGTATGTGGTCATGACCTCGACGGCGTTGTGAGCCTTGGCCTGCACCATGACGACGGTGTCGAGTTTGGCGAGTTCGGTGCGGATCAGCTTGCAGATGCCATCCAGACCGCTGACCTCGATGCACTCAGGGCGGTCGACGTGGGGCGGGATCCGTGTGAGCTGAGAGTCGGCATAGGTTTGGCCGCCGATCTCGAAGGTCTTGGTCTCCTTCAGGCTTACGATCTTATCTATCATTTTTGCGAGCATTGTGTTGTCCTCCTTCTATGTGTTAGCTCGATGCGAGCAGTTTCAGGATCTTCGGGTGTTCCTGCTGAGTCCCGTCGATGTTGAGCTGGCCGGGGATCTGCGGCACCATTTCGGCCACGACCATTTCGCCGTTGCCGTCGCTGGTGATGCAGAGGGACGTCGCGACGGGGTTGGTGGCTGCGAGGGTAGACTTGGCCGTCACGGCGACTTGGATCTGGCGGCGCTCGTCGTCGGGTGTCAGCTCGATGGTGAGGGTGATCTTGCGCTTTGCGGTGGCTTTGGTGTTACGGTCGAGGATGTTGTCGATCACGCGGGTCATCTCGTAGTCGACGCGCTCCTCGAAGGCACCCTTTGCCATTTGGAGGATGCTGTTGCGGGTTTCGTTCATGGGTCTACTCCTTTCTGGCCCATACGGCCTCGGTCGCTTCCGATCTGGTGGCCTTCCTGCGGCCGACCGTCTCGAGGACTCCCATCTCCTTCAGCTCGGTGAGCCTCGGGGCGACGTAGTTGCGGTTGAAGTACGGGATCTTGCCGGCGGTGACGAGCTCCTCGGTGATCTCGCTTGCCGTCATCTGGCGGCTGCCGAGGGTCTCAAGGATCAGGCGGCAGCGCTTCCCGCGCTTCGGGATGATGGCGTCATAGCTCTGACGCCGAGTCTCTCTTGTGGTGGTGTTCATCATTGGCCTCCTTTCCGGGTCTCGTTGCCTTCTCGATGCGGCGAAGGTACGGGCGCAGCTTGTCGATCTCGGCTGCCACGATGTAGCGGACGACGTCGATGGTGATGGTCTGCTCTCTGGTTTCGCGGTCGATCTCTGCGGCGATCCTTGCAGCCTCTCGGTCTCGCTGTGTCTTGTTTTGGTAGGTGATGCTGTATTCGTGGCCGGCCCTCGTCGTGATCTTCAGGCGGTGCGGGTACTCGCCGGCCGTCTGATCCTGCGTGATCGCCTCGATCTCTCCGGCCGCGAGGTGGTAGTAGCTGCCGATCCTTATCATCGCGCCGCCTCCTTTTTGAGCTCTCGCTTTGCCTTGGAGATCAGCCAATCCCTGATGCACTTGTCGCAGGTGGCCTCGTCGACGTGGATCCTCCGGCACTGGCTGACGTCCTCGTAGCGGCAGCAGCCGGCGGCTTGCATGACCCGGGCGGCGATCTTCAGAGCCCTGGCCTCGACCGTGTCCTTCATGGCGTCACCTCCCCGGGGATCTCGATGCCGTCCAGCAGTTTGATGTACCCGGCCACGGCCGGCACCTCATAGCGCTCGAGCTCGGCCTGCTTGATGTACTTGCGGCCGTATGTTTCGGCCATGTCCCTCCATACCGGCCACGGGACGCGGTAGAAGTCGCAGAGGCCGAAGCTGACCAGCACGAAGGAGAGAGCGCCGAGGCGGTGGTGGGCCTCGAGGTCATCCTGCTGCTCTTGGGTGAGTCGGCGCTGCTCGATGCGGTCGTCGTCCGTGTGCTTCGCCTCGAAGTAGATGCTCCGGCCGCCCTTCAGGGTGCCGCCGTAGTCAGGCTGCGCCTGCTTGGTGTAGCAGGCCATGAACTGCCCCTTGCGGTTTTTGGCGCCGAGCGGTTTCATCGGCTCCGGCGTCTTTTCGATCTTGGCGATCCCGCGCTCGAGGTAGTAGTCACAGGAGGCTGAGATCATGTTCTCGAAGTGCTCCCCGGCGACTCTTGAGCGCTGCCCGGTGATTTGGCGCCGGATGTTCTTCTCGGCCTCGTAGGGCGTCGGGTCGCGATAGCCTTCGGCGTTTTTGCGTGGGTCGTAGCGGTTAGTCACAACTGTCACCTCCCGGGCCGATCTCGAAGTGAGTCCCGGGATCCATTCGCAGGCGGTCGGCGATGTCGAGGATGATGTTGCCGTCGAGCTCCACGCTGACGGATCCGGGCCCGAAGCCGGGCGGCGTCGGCAGGTGGATGGTCACGCCGCCGATCTCAGGCAGCTCCTCAGCTTCAGGCTCAGGATCTCCGATCTTGCTGATGGCCTCGAAGCCGTTGAGGACGGGGATCCCGCGCTCCTTGGCAAGCTCGATCTCAACAGCCATGCCGGCAGAGGGGTGGTCGAGCCCGAAGGCCCACAGCTCGGAGCACATGAGCACCAGCTCGCGGCCCATGCTCAGCGCCAGCTCACGCTCGGCCGGGATGGTGTCGTCCATGAACTGCGTCAGGAATATGTGAGGGGTGATGGGGATGCAGCCCTGCATCGCTGCGGCGCGGCTGTATTCCTTGGCTCTCTGAATGTTGTTCTCGTAGTCCCCGCGGCAGGGGGAGCAAATATAGACTTTTTTCATGCTGTCCTCCTATTTCTGGCGCCAGCTCTCGCCGGTGAGGGCGATGGCTCTGCACATTTCCATCAGCCGGTCGATGGTGGCCCGCGCCGTGGTGTTGTCCCCGGTGTCCTTCGGTGTCATGCGTCGGATCAGGGTCTCGGTGTCGTAGTTGGTGGTCACTATGGTCGGCAGGTATGCCTCGTAGCGGCCGTTGATGATGCTGTAAATGGTCGAGATCGCCCACTCTGTCGGCGGCTCCTTCCCGATGTCGTCGATCACGAGGAGCGGGACGCTCTTGTAGAGCTTCAGCACGCTGCCCTCGTCGACGTCGCTACGGGAGTATGTACGCCTGATGCGCTCCAGCAGGTCGATCATGGTCATGCAGACGACCGGGCGGCCCTGCCGGATCAGGTGATTGGCGATGGCAGCGGCGAGGTGAGTCTTGCCGGTGCCGGGTGGCCCTGCGATAAACAGACCGTTGCGGCCGGGCTCCGGCCCTCCACGTTTCGGCAGCAGATCGTCGAAGGCGTCGGCGTATCTCTTGGCTGTCGCGGCTGCCTTTCGGTTGTTCTCGGTGATCTGGAAGCTGTCGAAGGTGCGGCGCAGGAAGCGCTCACCCATTCCCGACTCGCCGATGATCTTCTGGATCTTCTCGCGCAGCCGGCGATCTTCTTCAGCCTTTCGCTCGGCTTCTTCCCGGGCTCGGCGTTCTGCTTCCGCTTTCTCGTAGGCAGCCACAGCCTCGGGACAGGTGCAGCGCTCGGCGCCGTATGGCATCCACGTTACCCGCCCGCAGAACTTGATCCCCTTGTGGTATCGAGGGGCCCCGCAGAACTCGCAGGCGACCGGGTCGGGGGTGCCGGGCTTGCCGGCATACTCAGGGGAGTCGCTTCTGACGTTGAAGTTGATGCTCGTGTCATCGTCCGGCTCAGTCGTCAGACTTGAAGCCCTTCGTCCAGTTTCGGCCGGCGTCGTCGCCTTCAGGATCTCTCCGATCTGCTTCATCCGCTGTCACCTCCTTGACCTCGTTCTCCCAGTAGCCGCCGTTGAGCCATGTGGCCGGGTTTGGAATGAAGCGACCGTTCTCCCGGCGCCACTGCTCCGTCCGCTTTTGCTCGTCCAGAGCGTGCATGATGGCGTCATGCAGCTCGGCGGTCGGCTTCAGGCGTTTCCATGCCTTCAGGGCTGTCGCCTTGGCGACCTTCTTCGGATATTCCTTCCAGAACTCGGCAAATCTGACCTCGATGGCCGTCGGCTTGTCGCCGTCAGCCCCCTCGCCAGAGGGGGAAGGGGGGTCTTTACCTTCTCTGGTGTTATCTTCTCTGGTCTGGTCTACTCTGCCTGCGGTTTTCTTTCGGCCCCCCTTCGGACGACCGCCGGGCGTTTGGTGGTCGTCGGGAGTTTCGCAGGCGGCCGCGGAGGCAGCAGCGCGGCGGCGCTGTGAGCGCTCTTTTTCGGCCTGCCTCTGGTCGATCAGCTTGCCGGCGTACTCGTACCAGTCGTGGATCTCGAGGTCTCCGTCCTCTTTTTCATCCAGCCAGCCGGCCCGGATCAGCGCTCCGGCCAGTTTTTCGGCCGGGCCATCATACTGAGCGGCCCGAGCGATCATGCGCGGCGTGATGCCGGTGAGCTGCCCCGTGGGGGCGTTGTCGAGGGCCCACAGCCAGAAGGAGATCAGCAGCCCCATCATGTGAGGCGGGGTTACCTCGAGCTCGTCGGCTGCGTCGTAGAGCTTGCGGTGATCTTTTAGGGTCTGATGCACTTGGATCCATGCCACGGTCGTCACCTCCTTTCGTGTGGTCGCATTGTCGTGGCTGCTATTTGGTCAGCCGCCGGTTGTCCGGCGGTTTGGTTAGAAGGGAAGGTCGTCGTCATTGAGCGGCACCTCCGTGAAGCCATCCGGGCAGGCGAAGTCGTCGCTCTGGCCCTGCTGACCGGCGCTCTGGCCGTCCTTCTTGCTGTCGCTGAAGTGGATGCTCCTGACGGTGATCTCGACGGCCTTGCGGCGGTTTCCGTCCTTGTCCTCATAGCTGCGACTGCCGAGCTCGCCCTCGACGATCACGAGGCGGCCCTTGCTGAGGTACTTGCTGACAAACTCGGCCTGCTGGCGCCACGCCACGCAGTCGATGAAGTGGGTGATCCTGTCCCCGTTGGCCGTTTTTCGGCCGGTATCGCTCGCGAGGGTGAAGCTGGTGATCGCTGTGCCCTGCGCGGTATATCTGAGCTCAGGGTCGGCCGTGAGCCGGCCCTGAAGTCCTACATGGTTATACATTCTGCTGACCTCCTTGCTGGTTGTGCTGTGCTGCCGCAGCGTCGAGGGATGCGCAGATCTCGTCGTACTCCTGACGGCTCAGGGTGGCGGGATCCTGCTTCTTGTATTTCTCGAGGATGCGGGCGTCGGTGCGCTCCTTGGTCATACCGGCGGCTTCGGCCTTCTTATAGAGCCGGCCGAGTTGAGCGTCGCTGAGCTTGCCGGTGCCCTGACGTTGCTGACCTTGCTGGCTCCGCTGCTGCTGGCTGCCGGATCCGCCGGATCCTTTGCCCTGTGCGCTGAAGTCACTGTTGTCAGGATCGTCCTCGCCTTGGTCGACGGTGAACTTCTCGAAAAGGTAGTATTTCAGGGCGTAGGTGTGGGCCGCGCCTTTGGCCTTGGCCGGGTCATCGTTCCAGCCGAGGGCGTGGATCGTGGCCTCGATGGTCTCGTCCTCGTTATCGAGATTTGTCCAGCGGATCGTCAGGTCGGCCTCATAGAGGAACATGAGCTTGTCGCCGTTCCTCGTCTTGGTCTGCATGGTGATCCAGTAGAGCGGGTCGCCGTTGTCGCTGTGCTTCGTGGCCTCCTCACGGATGACATCGAAGTCGACGCCGAGAGCGTTCATGATCGGGGTGATCTTCTCCCACACGTCGTAGATCTTGGCGTACTTGTAGCTGACGCCGTCGCTGTGCTGCTTCTTCACGATCTCCGGGCAGGCTTTCCGCATTTCAACGAGCTTCTGCCGGAGGGACAGACAGCTCGCAACGGGCTCAGCCTGATCGGCGGCAGCGGCCGGCTGTTCGCCGGCGGGTTTCTTTGTGTTCTCTGCCATGCTGTGCCTCCTTTATGCTTCGACCCTGAAGGTGTCCGGGGTCTCTGTGACGGTGATGCCTTCGATGATCTCGCCGGTCTCCTCGATGGTGGCGACGGATCCGACGAGCATGACCTTCTTCTTCAGCTCGCCCCACTTGGCCGACTCAGTGGTCTTGACGAAGTCCCCGAAGCCGTTGGCCCTCAGCCACGGCACCAGCTTCTCGTCGTCGACGGTAGCCTTCGGGGCTCCCTTTTTCAGGGTGAGGGTGCCAGAGAGGAGGCGGTACTTCTCGGTCGTCTTGGTTTTTTTGTGGGGAACAGTCTGGAAGAAGTCGGCGAGGCAAGATGTCAGGAAGGCGGTGCCGTTGTTGTAGCGCCGCTCTGCTGCGGCGAGCTTGTCCTGTATGGCTGCGATCTGCTGCTCGCCGAGCTCCTTCAGGCGCTCGTACTCGCTGCGCTCCTCGTTGATCTTGCGGACGGCCCAGTCAGCGCAGCGGTCGTCGGTGATCCTGAAGGGCGGGCGCTCCTCCGGCTCGATGGCGCCGATGTCGAACTGTTCCAGCTCCTCGAGGGTAGCGGACGGCAGCGGGGTGGCCTCTTGAGCTCCCGAGACTTCCTCGGCTGCTGCGGCCTGTTCTGCGGCGATCGCCGCGGTGGTTTTATCGCTCATTGTTTTGGCTCCTTTCTGCGAAGAAGCGGTGGCCGCCGACTTCGATGACGAAGATCTGGCTCTCGTGCCACTCGCTCTCGACGATGGCGGGGTTATAGAAATACATGACAGGCTCGTCCACGACGAGCTCGCCACGGTCAAACACTGCGGCGACGGCGTCCTTCACGCTCTGAGAGGGCTCCGGGCGACTGGCGGTGTATTTGTATTTGACGACGACCTCCGACGGCTGGAGGCCGGTCTTTTCGGTTGCTGTGAGTATGCACTGGGCGACCAGCATCTTGCCCTCGAAGGACTCGCCGCCGGCTTCTGCCATGACTACGCGCTCGACCGTGTCACGTTCCTCGGCGGTCAGAGTGTAGCGTGCGGCTGGTGTCGCCGTGGCGGCCGGAGCGCTGGTGGTGCTGATGATCGGCCGTTCCACCACGATCGGGGTGCTGGTGCTGACGTCCGGGATCTCGGCCGCTGCTGCGTTCCAGATGATCCTCACAAGAGACGCCACGCCCCACGCGAGGGCGATCAGGACGGCGATCAGGATCAGCAGCGCGATGATCCTGCGGCGGCGGTACTTGGCGCGGCGCTTTTTTTGTGCTATACTTCGGGTGCGGGATCCGTGAGCTGGCTGGCTTGATGGTATTCTCGCGGGGGCTACCTGTTGCAGCGGGTAGCCTCTTTTTTGTGTCATGGCTTCCATGGTTGGCTCCTTTCAATCTGACGCCCGGGCTGCCATCTTCGCGGCGCAGTCGGCCATTGTGTAGTCGCTGAACTCCGTCTCGTTGACGGTGTCGGCGGTCAGCAGCACGAGGTACTCGTTGTCGAAGTAGTCGACGTCCGGGTAGCGCCCCCGGTAGTAGTCGAGCTTTCTCCTTGCGTATAACTCGCTGCGCTCCCATGTGTGGTCGGGGATCATTCTGTCGAGGTGATCCTCGACGCGCTCCCGCAGCGCAGCGCTTGAGATGGTGATGGGTGCGCTTTTGCTCATGGTATCACCTCCGGGCGATCTTGGCCGGGAGTGTTTGCTCGGGCCGGGTCATGGTTTTGATGAAGCCCTGCGGCTCGTATCTGACGCCGGTGATCCGGCGGCCGCTGACGCCGTACTTCGGGTTGTAGCCGAACAGGTTGACGTAGGCAGCGAGATCGCTGCGCTCCTCGTCCATCGCCTTCAGCACCTCGAACAGTGCCAGCACGTCGTCGATGGCCCGGTGGCTGTTCTGCACCTTGTCCTCGAGCTCGTAGGCGAGGATCGCGTTGGCGAGCTTGTGCGGGTATGGCCGGCGGTCTTTGTAGACAGTCAGACTGTCGAGCCAGTCGATCCGGCCGATCTTCACGCCACGCAGCAGGCCACGCAGGAAGCAGGCGTCGAACTGTGCATTATGGGCTACCATCAGGACAGGGCCGGGCTGCATCAGCTTCGCGATCTGTCCGGCTGCCTTCGCCGGCTGCACGCCCTCAGTCTGAAGGGTGCGGTCGGTGATGCCGGTGAGGGTGGTGATGTTCTCGTCCAGTTTCTCGCCCTCCGGCAGCTTGATGAAGCTGTCCATCTTGCCGGCGATGCGCAGGGCCCCGGAGGCGGTGCGCTCCACTCTGAGGGCGGCCAGCTCGATGATCTGGTGCTTGTCCGGCTCGAGGCCACTGGTCTCTGTGTCGAAGATGACGAGGGCCTTGTACTTGTCCAGCAGGCTGCTCAGGTTACTCATGGGCCACCTCCTGATCGCGGGCTGCTCTCAGGGTGCCGAACATGAAGGCAGCGGCCGCCTTGAGCTGATCCGCGGTGGCAAATGTGCCGCCCAGCTCCTCAGCCAGCTCCTTGACGATCTCACCCGCCTGATCGGCAGCGACGTCCTCCTCGTCGAGGGAGATCAGGAGATCGGAGTCCAGATAACAAGCGGGGCGCAGGCCGTAGTTGCCGTGGCAGGCGTTGTCCCGGAACAGCGTGCCATCGGTGAGGACGAGGCGGGCGCTATGCTCGTACCCATTCTCGGCAGTGCTGACCGCAGTGGAGAGCCACCACCAGTCGTCTGCGTTGGGGATCACGTCGCGGTTGTGGCGGTACTGGTCGACGGTAAGGAGGAAGATGGTGACGTTGCAGGTGCCGTAGTGCTTCAGGCCGTCATCGGCGGTCAGATCGAGCTCGCTGCGGAGGAAGGCCCCGGCGTTGCCGCCGGCTGCTTCGTGCAGGTTGTCGAGGAAGGGGCCGTTCAGGTAGGCGTTGCTGCTGGCCTTGGCGAAGTTGTTGCAGTTGTCGACGTCGAAGGCTTTCTCCTCGACGATGTTCTCGGTCAGGCAGAGGGTACGGCCTGCGGGGTCATGTTCCAGCACGATCCAGCGCTGGCCTGCGAAGGTGAAGGCCGCGCCGCGGGGGCTGCTCTTGAGTGCTTTCTTCATGGTTTTGCTCCTTTCGTATATGGGCGCCGGCCTCTCGGCTCGGCTTGGATCTGCTTCAGGGTGGCGCCGGCTCTCAGCTTGCTCTCGCAGTGCGGGCAGATGTAGCCGGTGGCCGGGATCTTCTGGTATATGCTGACATTCCAGTCGAGGCCGCAGCCGACGCACTTCGCGGTCATGAGCTGCCACCTCCTTCGGCGAGGGCTGCGATCAGAGCCCTCCAGATCCGGCGGCGGTACTTCTTGCGCGTCCTGAGCTTCTTGGCGTGTTTCGCGAGGTGCAGCCATTTCCCGGGCACGACGCCGGCGGCGATGCTCTCGATGAAGCGGCGGGCGGTTTTAGCCGCCCACTCCGCGGCGGCCCTCACTGCTTTGATGATGGCCTCGGCCATCTCCTTCAGCTTCTCGCCGATCTGGTGGAAGGCGTCGAGGATCTCCTGCATGACATCGGGGTCGATATGTAGGCCGAGATCGCTCTGCTGCATTGTGATCTCACTCACGTCGAGGCACCTCCTCCCGGGGCTTCGGCGGGCGGCCGGTGGTCAGCCATGCGAGCCAGCAGGCCCGGCAGCTCTGGTCGTCGCAGTGGACGACGCTGTCCTCTCCACAGAAGGGAGGGCAGCAGCCAGAGAGCAGATCGGCCAGCTCGCCGGCGGTGATGTCCGGCTGCTTGATGATCTGGATCCCGGGCGCAGTGTTGGCCGGGGCCGTTTCGGACTGTCCGACGACCTCGGCTGCGACGGCCTCCATCGCTTCGATGAAGGCTTTGCGGGGGATCGAGTTGCGGTATCTGTCGAGCGTGCGGCTCGTGATGGCGGTGATGTCGTTGATCTTGCTCATGCCTGCACCTCCCGGACGTCGCTGCGGCCGAGGAGGTAGTCGACGCTGCACCCGAAATAGTCAGCCAGCTCGACCAGCCTCTCGAGAGAGGGCAGGGTCTTGGTCTCGTATGCGGAGTAGTTGCTGAGGCCGTAGCCGAGCGAGGCGGCGAGCTCCTTCTTCTCGACGCCGAGGCGCTCGCGCTCCGCTTTGATGCGCGGGCAGGTCATGGCCGCGACTTCTGTGTAGTTTCTCATGGTGTCCTCCTTACTTGTACTCGTGGATCAGCGTCCTGAAGTGGAAGCACTGGATGTTGTAGCCACCGGCGCCGATGGTCTGGATCTTGGCCTCGCCTTCAGTCCCGACGATGTAGCCGTTGATGTCACCCTCGGGGCCTATGTAAAGAGCGGAGGCGTCGGTGATGGTGCCGACGGTGCTCATGATGCGGCCGATCAGGTCGAGCAGCTTGGCCCGCTTTTCTTCTTCCATTGTCCGCTCGAGCCACTCCTCGCGCTCCTGCTCATTGGAGATCTCCAGCATCCTGAAGATGATGCCGTCGCCTTTTGCTTGGAGCTTCTTCTGGATCTGGTAGTAGTCCAGACCGCGCTCGTGCAGGAACTCGTCGACATCCTTGCGGGGCCAGAGGTTTGCGAGATCACAGTCGGACGGCTCGCGGCCTTCGTAGAGCTTGCGGGATCTTTCGAGGGAGGGGAGCGTCTGAAGGGCTTCCAGTCTGGCGGCCCGCTCCGCAGCTCTCAGCTCCTTGCGGTACTCGATGAAGCGGATCCGCTTCTGGCGGTAGTAGTCGATCGCGTGCTGCTTCCAGTTTTCGAGGAACTCCTTCAGGATCTCCGGGGCGTTGGCCTCGAGGTAGTCGTCGGAGGTGATGCGCTCGTCGAGCTTCTCCTTCCAGTTGGCGAGGATCTTCTTGGCCTCCTCGAGCTTGTCCTCAGCGCTCTCGATGTCGCTCTTTTTGATGCGGATGTCGAACTGGTCGGCGCCCTTCTGGATCAGCTTGGCGAGCTGCTCTCTGTGCTTCTGGAGAACTGCGGCGCGCTTGGCGACCTTGGCCTCTGCCTTGATAACCTTTTCTCTGAGATCGTTCTGAGTCATGTGTGCGCTCCTTTCATCTTGGCCCGGCAGGGAGCCGGGGATCTTGGCTTTTTCGTATGGGTTATGAGTGGGCCGCGGCCGCTGTGTGGCGCTTGCCCCTGCGTCTGAGCCCCTCCTGTACTTTTAGCTGCGCGACGTCCGCGCTGTATGCCTGCCGACCGTTCTGGTCGAGGGCGGGCTCGCCATACTCGTCGAGGACTGTGCCGCGGGCCAGCTCTGCGTAGGCTGTGGCTGTGTGGATCCCGAGGCTTTCCGCGATGTCGGCGACTCTGGCGCCGGCTGCGTAGTCTCGCTCGAACTGCTGGCGGTCTTGCAGGCTCAGGTATTTGTAGGCTTTCACTTTCTCGCCTCCTTTCCGGGGTGTGCCCTTGATAAACGATAAAAAAATCGCGAGAACGGTCGGCCCGAGGGCTTTCGACTTATCTCGCGATAATTATATTACTGGACAAATTCGAAAAAATGTGTAGGTTTTTCTTGAAATGCGGGGAAAATGGGGATATAATAACTGGTTGTTTGTGAAATTCATCCGGACTGTCTGCCGGGAAAGAAAGGGACGTTCATTATGCAGAACGAACACTTGAGAAATGTAGCCATCATCGCCCACGTCGACCACGGAAAAACCACGCTGGTGGACGAGATGCTCAAGCAGGGCGGCGCTTACCGCGACAATCAGGAAACGGTGGATCGCGTTATGGACTCCGGCGATCTGGAACGGGAACGCGGCATCACCATTCTGGCCAAGAACACCGCCATCCGCTATAAGGACACCAAGATCAACGTGGTGGACACCCCGGGCCATGCCGACTTCGGCGGCGAGGTGGAGCGCATCCTGAAGATGGTCAACGGCGTCATCCTGCTGGTGGACGCCGCCGAAGGCCCCATGCCCCAGACCCGCTTCGTGCTGTCCAAGGCACTGGAGCTGGGTCATCGGGTCATCGTGGTGGTCAACAAGATCGACCGCCCCGACCAGCGCATCCACGAGGTGGTGGACGAGGTGCTGGAGCTGCTGATGGATCTGGACGCAACGGCCGAGCAGCTGGATTCTCCCATGCTGTTCTGCTCCGGCCGTCAGGGCACCGCTTCCTACTCTCCCGAGGTGGCGGGTACCGATCTGGTGCCCCTGTTCGAGACCATTCTGGAGTATATCCCCGCCCCCGAGGCCGACGCCGAGGCGCCCTTCCAGATGCTGGTGTCCTCCATCGACTATAATGAGTTCGTGGGCCGCATTGCCATCGGCCGCATCGAGCGCGGCACGTTGAAGCAGAATCAGGAGATCGTGGTGTGCAACTACCACGACCCCTCCGCCGTGTCCCGCAAGGCCAAGGCCACCGCCATCTACGAGTTCGAGGGGCTGGCGAAAAAGAGCGTCACCGAGTCCTCCGCCGGCAACATCATCGCCATGAGCGGCATCGGCGACATCACCATCGGCGACACCATCTGCGTGCCCACCTGCGCCGAGCCTCTGCCCTTCGTGCAGATCTCCGCGCCCACCATGGAGATGACCTTCTCCGTCAACGATTCCCCCTTCGCAGGCCGTGAAGGCAAGTTCGTCACCTCCCGCCAGATCCGCGAGCGCCTGTATCGTGAAACGCTGAAGGACGTGTCCCTCCGCGTCACCGACACCGACACCGAGACCGCCTTCAACGTGGCCGGCCGCGGCGAGATGAGCCTCTCCATCCTCATCGAGACCATGCGCCGTGAAGGCTATGAGTTCCAGGTCTCTCCCGCCCGCGTGCTGTACAAGGACATCGACGGCGTCAAGTGCGAGCCCATCGAGCGTCTGGTGGTGGACGTCCCCGGCGACTGCGTGGGCAGCGTCATCGAGAAGCTGGGTCAGCGCAAGGCCGATCTGGTGGAGATGACCCCTGTGGGCGAGCGCATGAAGATCGAGTTCCTTGTTCCCGCCCGCGGATTGTTCGGCTACCGCAACGACTTCCTCACCGACACCAAGGGCGAGGGCATCATGGCCTCCGTCTTTGATTCCTACGCCCCCTACAAGGGCGAGATTTCCCGCCGCGGCAACGGCTCCATGATCTCCTTCGAGACCGGCGAGTCCATCACCTACGGTCTGTTCAACGCCCAGGAGCGCGGCACGCTGTTCATCGGCGCCGGCGTCCCGGTCTACGGCGGCATGGTCATCGGTGTGAACCCCCGCAGCGAGGATATGACCGTCAACGTCTGCAAGAAGAAGCAGCTGACCAACACCCGTGCCTCCGGCTCCGACGAAGCCCTGCGACTGGTGCCGCCCAAGCAGATGAGTCTGGAGCAGTGTCTGGAGTTCCTGGCAGACGACGAGCTGCTGGAGGTTACCCCCAAGAGTCTGCGTATGCGCAAGTCCATTCTGGACCACGAAAAGCGCATGAAGGCGCTCCACAGCAAGAAATAA